ACAGTATCTAATCCGTTTGTTAAATCTCTTAAATCTTGTCTATATTTTTTCTGTGCGTCTGTCATAGTATTATCAGAGGCACCCCACCAATCTGTTTCTGCTAATAAATTGTTTCTATCTTTTCTTAATTCTAATAATGCCCTATCGAGAGCGCCATCAGCCCACGCTTTTTCTTCTGCGTCTCTTGCTGTTTCTTCTTCGGCAGTGAAAAAAACTTTTTCACCATTTACTATTCTAAATCTAGCCATTAAGTAACTCCATATAATGTTGCTTTAATATTAGTAAAATTACCTGAACTAGGATAAAGCCTTACACCTGATGGTGCAGTTGTTTGTCCTGTATTATGTCCAGCATAATAGATAGCATTTTTATTTCCATTATGTGATTGTTGAAATCCATTTCCAAAAAAAGTTGGCATATAAGAAACAGTTGTTGATGGTATATAAATTACTCCTGTCGAACCAACAGCTCCTGAACTACTATCATCAATAGCACTCATTATCTGGAAATGATCAGCACTATCATTATTTTGATTTTCATCGTTACCTGTGCTACTTCTCATTTTTCCAGCAAATCTATGGTTTGCATTTGTAGCAATAGTACCACCATGGAAATATCTCATATTAAAACTAACATCACTTGCAGTTTGTAAATCTTTAAATATAATCATGTTATAAGTATAAGAACCTAAATTACCATCAAAGTCTACTTGACTTGCACCAGCTCCATCAACTGTAGCAATTTTAGTTATACCTTGCGGTGTTCCAGTGACAGTGCCAGTAAAAGCAAATGTATTTGCTAAATTAATTTTTGCTGCAGTGATTGCGTCATCTGCAAAAGCTCCTGCGGGTAATGTATTAAGTGCCATGTTATACTCCTATGCTAATCTAAATCCTTGAAAAAAACTTACTGTTGCTATTACATCACCATTACTACCAGCGGTTGTTTGTGCATAAGTTTCTATATAATCACCAGCACTTAAATCTACTATTTCCCAAAGTCCTTGTGACATATCTGCATCAGAACCATTACGATTAATATGTGACCATTGAGTAGCGGGAGTAAGTGGTGACCCATTTTTGTATAATCTAAGATTATAAGCACCTAACTGATTTCCTAAAAAAGCATGAATAAGAAAAAAATACTTACCACCTTTACCACTTGGCACTGTAAATTTGTTTGAAGCAAAAGCATTATCAGTATCAAATTGCTCAGTATCCCAAGGAATTTTAGTCCAAGTGTCATTAGTTAAATCAAAGTTACCAGACAATCTTACATAAAAATTAGGTGTGTTAGTAGCAACACTTTGAGATGTTATATTACCAGAACCGTCAGAAGTGATTAAAGCATTATCCCCGCTGTCTGCTATTATGTTTACTTTTAGTTTACTAGTCATTTATACTCCTATTAATTTATAGCCTCCAAAGTGTGAGTATCCAGCACTTGCGTTTCCAAGAACACTTGTGCCTCCTCCATTTTGAGCATCACATAAACAATAAGCTTCTATGTAATCGCCCGCACTGCAATCTTCGTAATGAATAGTGTTAAATGTTTTGTAGTGTATTCTTGTAGAGTTGTAGTAGTTAAGGTTACTATTCACAGTAGTACCGTTCTTTTTTAAATAAATAACAGCATTAGCCATGTTTTGATCTGCTTGAGAATTTATCAATGCTCCTACAAAGAAAACATATTTACCACCTTTGCCTGTAGGAATTGTATACCTTCCAGTGGAAGAACTATATCCTGTATCTGTATCAAATATGGTAGTTTGCCATTTAACTAATGTAGAGGTGTTATCACCTAAAGCAAAGTCAGAGGTGCATTCTGCATAAAAAGCAGGAGTATTCGTAAAAGGTCCAGACACAGTATCCCCATCAACACCAATCGTAATTGATGAGCCTGACTGCTTTATAATCTCATTTACCTTTAACTGTGATACCACTACTTACTCCTTATGATTTAGGGTTTGCGTCTTTAATAGCTTTAATTCTAGTTTTCCATGCGTCAATATCTTTATAGATCTCGTCTAGTTGATCTCCGATATCTCCGTACGCTGCTCTACGTGTAGCTCTGACTTGATTGTTTTTCTCTTCAGTATCGCCTGCTGAATCGTGTGCAGCAAGTTGTGAGTCTGAAGGTTTAGCCAAACCAGAAACATTCCATTCTTTAATGTATGGACCCTTACCGTCAGAATCATCCTGAAGTAAAACATCTTTTGTAAAGTCTACAGTCTTTGAGTTAGCTGCGCAGTAAAGTTTTACCTTTGTGCTTAATGATGCCATTGTTTACTCCTATCCGCTAAAGTTTGCGTAATCCACAACTTTAGCACGTTCTTCAGCTCTTTTTGTTTTAACATCAGAAGGCATAGCTGTTCCACCCTCTGCTGCTCTGATTGCCATCCAATCAGTTGACGCAAGATACGCTCTTGCAGTTTCGTTGATTACTTTTTGATCATCGAACTTGTCTTGTTTATCCATATCGGCTTTCACTTTTGCCCAAGTAACAGCATCTGGCTTAGAGCCAAAAATAGCTGTGTCGTTAGAGTCTTTACCAGATACCCACTTAACTTGCGAATTAAATTCCTCTTCGGTAGAGGGGGCACCTGTTATGACGAACTCGTATGAACCGATTGATTGTATTGCTTTTGCACAATCTGCCATTGTTTACTCCTTATAGTATGACCAGTGTTCCACCACTGGCTACGTTTATTGTTTGTCCTGAGGACACTGTTATAGGACCCACTATACTAGCATTCTCTGATGCTGCTATAGATAAGCCGCCTGTCAAAGTTTGCACATTTCTGTACGCACCTTGGATACTTGTTAGTTTCGCAGCAGTAACTGTCGCGTCACTTGGAGTACCTATGTCTAAAGTATCTCCGAATATCTGACCTGAAAACGTTGCACCGTTTGCAGGTGGTCCTGTAAATGCTATTGTACCAGATGTTGAGCCTGCTGTAAAGGCTGTTCCTGGTACTTGATACACACCATTTATATGAATCATTAGTGATGCTAGGGAACCTATTGTTTGTGTGGTGCCCCCTACAGCTATAGTAAACTGTGTATTGGAACCATTAAAGCTTCCGCTAATATCATCAATTACTGAAAAATTTCCCTGGACTGCAGGGTTTCCGATATAGCCCATTATGCTAATACCTCCATAACTGTAAATGTAGTAAATCCACACTGGTCATTTGCACCATTTCTATTTAAAAATATTTCGTTAGATGATGTTTTAAATTGCATTTTATAAGTTATTTCACTTGTACTTGATGGGCTGTCTAATAAAGTGCATGAGTATGAATTATTACTTCTGGTTTGTTGTATATCAGCATCTCCTATATGATAAGGAACTTGTAATGCTGTACTATCTCTAAGAATTTGGTAGAATGCATCTATGTCTTCACCACCATTTCCAAAAGATCCTACAAATTGAATTAAAATTTTACTTGATGTAGCAGTTGGAGTAATGGCTACAGTTAGTACATCTGTAAAACTTGTAGATGTAGATGCTATTTTTGAACTAGATACAGTTTGAACCACTTGACCAATCTTACCAAAGCCTGATGCTTTAGCTATTGTAACTGCATCATCCGCTATTCCCGCTGTTGGTATTGTTGTTACTGCCATGCTATACTCCTATTAATTTATAGCCTCCAAAGTGTGAATATCCAGCACTTGCGTTTCCAAGAACACTTGTGCCTCCCCCATTTTGAGCATCACATAAACAATAAGCTTCTATGTAATCGCCCGCACTACAATCTTCGTAATGAATGGTGTTAAATGTTTTGTAGTGTATTCTTGTAGAGTTGTAGTAGTTAAGATTACTATTCACAGTAGTGCCATTCTTTTTTAAATAAATAACAGCATTAGCCATGTTTTGGTCTGCTTGAGAATTTATCAATGCTCCTACAAAGAAAACATATTTACCACCTTTGCCTGTGGGAATTGTATATCTACCTGTGCTAGAATCATATCCTGTATCTGTATCAAATATGGTAGTTTGCCATTTTACTAAAGTAGAAGTGTTATCACCTAAAGAAAAGTCAGTGGTGCATTCTGCATAAAAAGCTGGTGTATTTGTTGCTTCACCTGCAATTGTATCACCTGAACTACCAATAGTTATTGTCTTTGTTGAATCTGTGCCGAGAGGCGAGATTGTTGATACTTTTAATGTGCTCATGTTCCGATCCTAAATCCTTGTGCAAATGTATAAGTGCTTTGGTTTTGAACTGTTATGTCTGTTCCAGCTAAATTATGATAAACGTAAAATTTTATGTTATCACTTGATCCATTAAGTTGAACCAAAGATGTAAGTTGTGCAGTTTGTTGTGTTCTTGTAACTGTGCTACCTATAGCTAATTCTGCACCATTTTTATAAAACATCATTTTCCATTGATCTGCATCATCATTGGCATTAAATCTTGCTTGAGCATAAATTAAATAATATCCAGCTTTTTGAGGTGTAAACGTACTGCTTGCAAATGCACCATCACTATCTAAAATTTCAGTTTCAAATGTTAATTGAACTGCTGTATCACCAGCAATAGTTTGATTACCACTCTTAATTACCCAAAACGCAGGGTGTAAAAAATTACTCTGCACATCACCAGTGCCCAAGGCAATCGTACCTGCATTAGATGAACCCAATGTTAAAGTAGAAGTTCCGCTTCTAGTGTCGATTGTATCTACTAATATTTTTGACATTACTTACCTGTTAGAGCCTTTATCTCATCATCAGTTAGACCAAGTTCTTTAAGTTTAGTTTTACCTGATGTTTCGTCTGTTGTTTGTTTTGTTTGTGCATCGTCATATGCTTTTTGTAAAGCTGCTAATCCGTCAGTACATTCTTTTTCTGTTGGTTTTGTTTTTGAACTATCGTGAATGATTAAGTTTGCATATACTTTGTTTTTGCTATCACCCCATCCAAACCACTGTCCTTTATGTAAAGACACTAAATAATCTTCTATGTGTGTTGGTCGCATTATGTATCTCCTAATCTAATAAATGTAAACGAAGTTAAATCAAAAGTGCTTGAGCCTCTAACTTCACAGCTAGTATTAGCATCTGAATCTACTTTAAATCTAACTTTGTGTGTAGATGTATCAGTCACATCAAAAGTGTAAGAAAGAAAACTTGTTGTAAATGTATTGTTAGATGAAGTTTGTTGAATAAAACTATCAC